GTCGCGGATACAAGTGCGGATGCCTCTACCGTTACGGAGCCTAGGGCTGATGTTGCCTCATTACCGCTTGGGAATACATTGGCTCCAGCCGATACTGACTCCTCGCCAATCTCTGCCGTGCCAGTTGCTTTAACGCCTATGACTGACGTGTCAATCCTGATGCTCTCGTCACCGAGGGTACCAGTTGCGAATACGTTTGTTGGCTGGGCGTTAGCTGATGCAGAAATACTTACGGAGCCAACAGCCGAGGTAGCTGTGACTCCGGTAAGTTCGACCGGGATGGCTTCGTTCCATGCGCCTTGGCTCCAAGTGCCTCGGCCCCATCCCGATATAATAGCCATGACTACACCGCTTAGGCGATGCGAATAATCGCGTTAGATGCGTCTGCCGTTGGGAACTGGATAGTGAACGTGCCAGCCGTAGATGTTTTGTCTCCACCAAAGTCGAGAACCGCAACGGCTTTATTGCTATCCGTGCTGTTGTAGATCAAGGCGCCACGCGCCGTAATCGTTGCTGTGGTAAAGCTAAGGTCAGCAAAGTCCGTAAACGCTGTTGTTCCAGATGTGGTTGGCGTGACGTTGGTAAGAGTACCGCCGCCCGTCGCGTAAGAACCACTCGATGCAACCTCACCAGTTGTGGTGAAGCTAGCTGTGGACGCGCCAAGGGTAGCAGTGGTTGCCGACTTGCCGCCAGAGCCAATAGCATAAAGGGCTAGCTTAAAGGTATCGCCCGTACCTGTGGTAAAATTGTGCGTACCGACAAGAAGCTCTTGCTTAAATGAGGTACACATAGCTTGTGTAATGGCCATTATAATCTCCTTATCATTTCCGCGAGGTCGGCATTACCTGACTTACTAATCGCATGACAAATCGTAGCACGTTCTTCTTTCCGTGCCAACAATAGGTACTGAAATAAAACAGCCCGTAAACGATCTTTGTAAGCCATGACCTGATCGCGTATTGGCTGTGGTACATTTTCCGAAACCGAAATGATTTTGTCTAGTGCCATCTCGGTTACTTGTTCGTTTGATAAACCACCATTGTCGGAAGTCTGCACCTTTACTGAGTTTACAGCTACCGAAACATCAACATTAAACATCGTCTTTACTCCAAGTTACACCCTCAATATCATGCCTGCCAAACAATACAGGCTCTGGCCTATCCCCGTCTGTAGCCTCTGGAGACTCAATGCTTGACTGTCTTGTTATAAGCAATGAACCATTTTCAACCTTCTGAACCAATGGGTCATCCAGCCTATGGTAGCCGTACAGCTTCTCGTTCTCTGGGACATTTGTATCTAGCAAACCAGACCTATGGGCAACCTCAATATGAATACCCCTTGAGATAGCGGTAGCGCACCAGAACTCACAACAAGCCCTACCAGCTTCGGCAAAGTTAATATTCTGGCGGTAGCTGTAGTCAATTCCATATAAATGCAAACGAGCGACCTGTTGGTAAACTGCAAATGCTAGAGAGTACGCAACAGTATTGTTAAAGTAACAAAGGCCAGTTTCCCTAACTACTTCTTCAAGCGGGTACTCAACCAATGTTGGAACCCGCTCATCTAACACACAGGTATATATTGGGTTTGTATTTGTAGCTAAGAACTCACGAGCTAGCTTGGTTTGAAGCCCAGCAAATTCTGTGTCTAAGAATCTATCTACTGGGTCAAGCATAAATGTGCGGTCAACGTGTATAACCCCACCTATGCTATTAATCCCCCATACTTCGTCAAATTCTTCACTACGCAACCTTGCGGCAATGTAGTCAGCATAACTGCCACCGAGCGCGACGATTGCCACCTTGGCGCCGCGTAAGCTATCTATTTTCATTACATCTCCAGTCTTGGTTCTCCGTCGCGATAGCTGTCCCGCTTGTATCTTCCGTCAACAAGTCTAGACAATTCTTCCATCGCGTTTTGATAACGTTGTTCGTACATCGTTATCACATCACCCTCACCCTTCATAAATACATATGCCTCAACAAGCGAGCCATACAACAATGCAGATTCGGCGTTTGTGCCAAGCCAGCTTGTTCCGTCTGGGGAAGTGGTAATAGATATTGGGTCATAAAAATAGTGCAACTGAACATTATAGTCAGCATCTGGCGTTGGCCCCAAAATAAATGAGTCCTCGTCAAACTCGGCATAGTATTTGGGCTGGGCTTGAGTTGAGGTCGATGGGTACGCCTCGCGTACAAAGTTCACATCCTTGTCGATAAGGAATGTGTAGTTGCCGCTAGCGTCTATAACCGCAATAGAAAATGATGCTAGATAATCTGTTGGCTTAGATAGGAAACGTACACCAGAGGTAACAGTTCCACTAACATTCTTGCGTAGATCAGGAACAGTAACAGAGCGGTAAATTCTTTCTTCCGCCTGCTGAATGAATGTATCAAGTTGCGAAACAAACGTTGACTCATCATTTTCTGTATAGTCCTGTATCGCTTGTTTTAGCGTTGTATATGTCAGCGCCATTACTCAGACTCCTGTTTGGTACGCCAGTAATATTCATCTGTATCACCAAGCCTACCCCACTCATTTCCATTTTCGACCGCATAATATTCTGTTGATACCAGAAAGTCTGGGGTCTTCGGTTCGGATGGTGTAAGAGAAATATCATACACCCTCATCCTGTTATTAGGATACAGACAATACTGCCCGTTCTCAAGCTCTATAAGATTAAAAGACTTATGCTCCGATGGCGTTTCTGACGTTGACCAATCGACCTCATCTGAGTGTGCGTGATAATTATCGATTGTTGCTATGTATGAACCCTTTTGTATCCCGTGGTTTTTTGTAAAAACCTCAAAGTCCATACTGCCAATGAACTGCTTGTGTATGGTTGTTACCCCATAATCCATGCAATTCCAAAACTGCAAGTCTATTAACTCCATGTCTGGGCTTGGCTTTGTCGGCTCGGATACAAACGCCGATATAGGCAACTTGTCATATAAAGCCCCATACTCAGGCAGGTATGTTTCAAAGTAAAACGCCCTACCTGGCATGGATTTAGCTGATACCCAAACACCCTTTACGAACTCGCCATGGCCATCCTTATGATCTCGAAGATACTCTTTCCGAACCCATACATGAATGGCTGGCAAGTTACATATAAGGTCAGACATTATTTAACGGAATACTTACCGCCTCGAGATGCGGCACCCATGCCACGACAGCTACCACCGCCAGCCATATTCTTGACAGTCTTGCCGCCTTTTGAGTATTTGCTACCTTCAGGCTTTTTAAGGCCACGCTCACTGCGAACACTGGCGCGGCGCTCGCCTTCAGCCTTTGTGTTTGCGGCGCTTCTAGAGGCAACCTGTTCACGAGTGCGGCCCATGCTCATCTTTTCCATGTCAGACTTGCTTGTGCCTTCATACACATCAGTTGCCTTTGGCTTTTTACCGCCAGGAATAATAAGGTTTGCGCCAGCACGAATTTTATTTGCGTCCTCTATGTCATTAGCTTTGAGAACCGACTGCAAGCTAACGCCATAATCGCGGGCAATCTGAGACAGCGTGTCACCAGATTTAACTTTATATTTGCGGGGATTCGCCAGAAATTGCGGGTCTTGTTTTGTGCGACCTTCGCGGGTCTGAGAAAAGTCGCGAGTGCGAGCGCGTTTACGCTCACCTTCTGCTTTGTTTGCACGAACGCGAGCCGCTGGCGAGTCCTTGCTTACCAACACATCATCGCCAAACAGGCGTTCAAAAAAACCTTTTTTTGCCATAACACACTCCTATGAGGTTACTATTTTGACTTTACCAATATCGCCTATTGCGTACTGGGCTGGGTTGCCCACAGGATTAAAGCCAAACAGTGAGTCATGCGATCTATCTGGCCTAGGGTCTCGTAAAGCCTGCGGGTCATTAATCTTTACGCGCCCTAAGAAATTTTGCGGCTGATCTGGGTCAACAATATCCTTGCCGATTCTAAACCCAGTCTTAACGCCATCTTTATACTCATACACAAGTTCGTTAAGTGGATACCTAAAGCCACTTCTATCACAGTATCCATATGCCTTGCTACCCTTAGCGTAAGCCATTATGCCCCCAAGTAGAAAGTATCATATGGTACAAACTTAACCGACGAGCGGTCTGCATCTTCCCCTGCGGCAAGCTCGAACTGAAACTCGTATTCTTGCTTTAACCCAGCAACACGGTCTGAAACCTGCGGCTTCTTCATTGCAATGTAATATGCCAAGCCAGCGACCAAGCACGGAACGAACCGTGGCGGCACTGCGGCATTTGCCCCAATGCCAGAAGCAACACCATCAATCCCGACCAGCCGATAGTAAAACAAAGTATAAGATTGCGTTGAATCTGGGATTGGCCATATTGTGGCTTTGGTAGAATCAGCAAGCCGCTCAACAAAAATTTGTGTCGGGCGCCCCTGTGTATTTTTGTTTGACTGTTGAGCGTATGTTGACACACTGATGCGCTCAAGGTTTGTATCCGTCTGGTTAATCCCACTACCTGTACGAACCTGATGCTCAATCAGATCAATCGTATCGCTTGGCAGTGTGTACGTTGCCTGCCCAGCCACCATCGGCAATGTGCCTTCGGCAATCGTCCAAAGATTAAGGCCGCGATTTTGCCACTCAAGAGTCAAAAGATTTAAGCTACGGCGAGCCGTCTTTAGGTCGTAACCAGACCGCATCTCAAGTCCAGCACGTTCAAATGCTTCCTCGAATAGTTCTGGTAGGTCTGGTGTTACTACAGCCATTATGCAGTCCTTCTGTGCCTTCTAACTTTCTTTGCAACCTTTGGCGGTTGTTTAGAAAATTGTTTTCCTTTTTTGGTATCTGCCTTTTTCTTTCGAGTCGTTGCCGCATACTCACTTGCACTTAACGACTTGATAGCTTTCTCAGGAAGATACCGCTCTCCCGTTGCCTTCGGCCCTTGGGTGGATGGCTTACCGCTTTTGGTTCGCCATTTTTGTTTTGTCCAAGCGTCTAGGCTTTTCTGTGATTTTGCCTTACTCATATTAATATTCTACATCGTACTTGCTATGACAACAAGACTTGATGCGTTTGCATATGCCAAGGCAAACACAGCCACTATTGCAATAATAAGAAGGAATGACCCAGCGCTGACCCCAATAATCTGGGCATTGTGAACCATCTTTTTGCGCTTCTTTAGCTTTTCTACCTTAGCCCTTTGCATAGCTTCCCTTTCCTCTTGGATACGCTTGTTGCGCTCGGCAATGATCTCAGCCCATGTGCCAAAACCAAAACGGTTGTCCACAAGAGTATGCATCTCATCCATGGCTTCACGAGCTAGCTTGGCGTCAATCACAGATGATGCCGCATCCTTAGTTTGCCCAAGGATAGACTTGTTTCCAAAACGCTGTTGATTGATTTGCTTTTCACCCTCGAACATACCGTCAATGGCACCAGCTATATCGCGTATATCGTTAGCCGTATCAATTCCAGACTTGAGCATTTCTACAGATTTCTGGAATAATGATATTCCAGTTAGCCCTAGTGAGATGGGGTCTAACATAAGACCCCCTAACTTTTATAACCGCCACCAGCTTTTTTATATGCTGTGGCTAGCATCTGCGCTTTACGCGCACTCCATTGGCCGGGTTTGCCACCTTTGTCCCCAGCCTTGATTTGATTAAATAGTTTCTTACGCAATGTAGGCTTTGTGTAGTTCCCAGCCTCATTGACGCGAGACTTTGGCTTGCCGCCTTTACTTAGAGCGACTGGCCGTTTCCTCGATGTCGCACACTTTCTGATCATCCAAAAAAGCCTTTCGGTTTATCTCGCTTGTTTAGCGACTTCTTGTGACGCCCCTTACGCTTAATAACCTTTTTAGGTATATATGTTTGGTCAAACTTCTTTTGCGCCATCAGCACATACGTCCTTTAGTTTTACCCTTAACAGCAATGCCGTCGATAGGACGACTGCGCCCTGTAGAACCACCACGCTTCATGGCGCGGGGTGCGGCTGTTGCCGCCATAGTTGCTGGCCGAGCCGCCGCATTCATTGCTGTTGCCTTCATGGCGTCGCCAGGGGTGCCTTCCTTTTTTTCTTCGTCATCATCTCTGGAGCGCTCGATAAGTTTTCCGACAGCGCCAAGTGCACCGCCAGCACCAATCTTTCCAAACAAACCCTCTCCAGTTGCTATGCCATATACTGGACTTAGGCTACCTAAAAGAGACTTACCACCCTTGCTCATATTTTTTACTGACTTCTTTTTCATACCTTCTTCAACCCCTGTAATTGTTCCTTTGTTAGCGGATGCGTAAAAGACTTGATCGCCACGCTTCGAGCCGTACTTCTTACGCATTTCATTGCGTATCTTTTTGCCTTTTTCTGTCAAAGCCATTCTTCTATTCCCTGTTAACTGACTGCCCATGCTAGAGCGAGATATTGTCATTTGCTCAATACGCCCATTAAAAAATTTGCAAGCCATCCAAGAGCGCCGCCCAAAGCAATGATTGCCCAGAACCCGCCCTTCCACCTATTCGCTGTTGCCTTTAGTTCAGACACCTCTTCGTGTACATGACGAACTTCATCTTGAACGTGAGATAGTCGCTCTTCCAATCTTGCTATGGCGGCTTGTAAATTCTTATCCATTATATCACCACTTGACACGGTCGGCCCAATAGGCCGCAGAAAGTTTACCTTTTTTAATATTTTTCGCGTGGCGAGCCTTAAACGACTCACGACGTTTCCTGTATGAAGCAGACTCACCAGACTTTTTAGGTGAGCCAGATACACCCTGTTGACCGAATCGAATTGTTTTAACTTTATCGCCAACCTTTGCAACAACAACGTGAGACTTCTTCGGGTGCTTTGGGGTTCGCTTTGGACTGTTATACCCAGACACGCCAGCTCTTGTGAGTCTAGGGTCTTTCTTTGTTTTCTTTGTCGGCACTGACATTATTTTCCTCAACCGTTTTGAATGTAAATAAACTCCATTGACGCGGACACATTGAAGTCAACTGAGCCTGAAGAAGAAAACCCTCTCATTTCCAAGTCTGTTTTTTCTGTGAAACTTAATGGAAAAGTATAAAGCTGTTCGTGTGCGCCATCTGTAAGAGTAAATCTTTCTTTTATCTGGAAGACTTCTCCGTATGGCCTAGCTACAAGACTAGCATTTAAGAGAGCTTTGGTGGCAGTAGATGTGCCTGTGGACAAAGTCATCTTTGTAAGAAAGGCTGTATATCCTGCGGGAACTGTCCAAAGAGCCATCAATGTTTGGTTATCACCATCCCCATTTATGGTCAGGTAAATATTAGCTGGAACCCCAGATGTAACCGTACCTGTTCCTGCGTAAATTGTGCCAGCGTTTGCGCCACCACTGCCTGCACTGCGAACAATGCCGCGATTTAT